TTTAGGATCACAATAGTCTTTCATTTGCTGATACCAATCTTCTGCGTCAGCATGATTTTCACCTTGTAAAACATTTAAAAACTTACAATTACCTTTACGATTTTTCATAAAGTAATCATTGTTTATACGTGTTGCATTTACAGCCTCTTGATATGTACTAATTCCAGTTGCCTTTGCACCAGCAGGAGATCTAGATACCCAAGCAGGAATATCAAGTATCATACCATAATCCATATATGCGTCCATCCAAGTCAACACTTGTTCACGTTTCTTTTTTGCTTTAGGACAATTAGGATCCTTCCAGTCACCTTCCCAAACGCCTTTACCTATCTGGAAGCCACCACTGTCACCTAGTAACCAACTGTTCTCTCTATCACGTTCTCTAATCATTAACTCCTTAGGAGCATCTTTGTTTATGTCTAGTTCGGCGTGTCCTGCCGAGTATAAACTCCAGTGATATTGAAACAGTCCTTTGTCAGGGTTTAACCAGTTCATGCTCTCTACATCATTTGTAAAGTGCTTTGGTAAACGACTACGTTCAACATATTCTTCACGTCTTTGTTTTCCGATAAAGGTTGCAAAGAACCCGCTAATCGCTGGGAGGAATATTGCGTAATCTTTTTGTTCGTTTGTTAAGTTAGTGTTCAATCTAAGTCCGTCCTTACAATGTGTTTTCTTAATGCTCTTACAAGTTCTTCAATCTTATCTATAACTGCAATTAAACTTTTATCAGTAATGTAAGACTGTCTTTCTCGTAATTTGTCATACTCTTTTAAAGGTATAGTTACTGTACCACCTTCGTTTTCATATGTTGCATCTTCTGATCTATCATCAGTCATAAGCCTCCTATTTGCTTTGAGCAGGCAGTATATAATCATACGTTGCCAAACCACTGTCTACACTTATCTGCATAGCACCTTGATCTGAAATACGCATTGTTTTATCACCATTTAGTCCAAGTATTGCTAATACCTGTGCTACTGGCCATGCCCATTCATTTTTAAGTTGACCAGTTATACCTGGTTGGAATACAAATTCACCTGCGTGTGTACTTGCATCACCAAATTTAAATTTAAGATCTCCACCGTCAGTCATTACTGTGAATACTGTTTCTTCTGCATTCGCAGTAGCCTGCAATTTAAATCTTTGAATTGCCGCCATAGTTGGTTGTACTTCTACGTCCCAACTTGCACCTTTAAATTTTACAGTTTTTAATTTTTCATTAATAATTTCTGCATTCATGAATCTGTAATCATTTTTAAAGTCTTTAGTTGCATTTTCAAAATGTATACCAACTGGAATAGTTGCACCATTTCTATCAGCACTTACTACATCAATAGAAGCACCATCTTTGTATTCAGGACACTTCAAGTGAATGTCTAACTTATTTAGGTTAGGCATACCAAACGTGCCTTTTAGTTCTACTTGAGCAGTCTTTGTATTTGCTTGTAGAATAACTGATCTATCTTCTGCCATTGAATCAATACCAGTTTGTGCATCATCACCGTTTACCTTAACAATGTTAAGAAAGCCAAGTGCGTGTGTATGTGCAACAATGTCTTGTAATATGTCTTTCATTTTTTTATCTCCTGTTAACATATATTATATTTAGAAAATCATTCAAAGTCAAATAAATTATTGAACGTATTCTTCTGTTCGGTTGATTTTATATCCCAATCCAAAACGCCTAGTAAGTTGCCTAATTTGTTATCAATAATAACACTTTCCATTTCTTCATCAGCAAACGGAAGTTCTTGAAACCAACTTGGCAATCTTAGTTCGTCTGTAGGATATGCAACCGTAGTATACCCCATAGGATTATTTTTTAGTTTACACACAATAACTTTCATTCCATCAACAATATTCATACTATAATTGTCACTGTTCATATCTTTGAGTGTATTCCAATTTATGCTGGCTCTTACGTGTCCAGGCATATTAACTTTGCCATGTTTTTTCTGTTTGGCAAGATAATCTGTTACGTTGTTTGCACGTTTAGGTGATCCTTTTTCCCAACCGGGACGTCCTCTAAACTGCGTTCTAAATTCACTTATGCTTTCTAATATTTGTTCTTCTTTTGCACCTGTTAGTACTGAAAGCAATATTTCACTTAAAAAGTCTTGCATAAACACAGGAGTATCAGATCTTTTTAGATCTAGACCCATTGCTTTTACTTTACCTGGTTTGCCATCAACATCTAATCTTTGTCCTTCAAGATCATAAATTAATATTGCATAACGTTTTTTAGTAATGAATAAACCTTTTTCACCTACAACTTCTCTACCTGCCGCAATAACTTTACCACGACTTCTTGGACAATGAAATGCATCATTCATAAATTGTGGAAACGTTTTGTTTGCTTCATCACATATTGTATCATACAATTCAGTTACTTTATCTTTGCCCCATTCAATATCGCCTTTATCAATTTCAGGCCTTAGGCTTGTATATGCAGTAAAGTAACAACTATCTGTATCACCATATATAATACTTTTACCAACATGGTCATATGTACCTGTAATAATCTCATTTACTTTAGCGGCCATGTGTTTTGTAATAGTTCTACCGGATAGTGTTGTAGATTGTCCTATACGTTTATCAAAGAATCTACAACCTGGATTTAGGATAGCACCATATAAACTATTTAGGTTAATCTTTTTAACAAGTTGTCTTTTGTCCCAGAATGCTTCTTCTATTTTATTTCCTGCATCAATGGCTTCTTTTTTCTTTGCTTGTAGTTCTTTACGTTCATCATACCAACGTTCAAGTAATCCAGGAACAATGCCATCATACTCAGTTGTAAAGATTGTGCCATTTGCACTTAACACCCACGGTTGATTGTTTTCAAATATAAGTTTGTATACTTCAGAAGCACTCATTATATCAGATTCACCATTCTCCCAATCGACAGTAATCTGTTTGTCTTTACGTTGCTCCATTACAAAGTCATATTCTAAACTTCCGAAGTGATTTTCCCAAGCCGCCGCAAATGATTTTTTACGTAGGGTCATTTCATTTTTAACATATTCTTCTGTGTACTCTCCACGTAATTGTCCAACCACTGTTGCAGGGTCCATATTCAAAGCACGAATCACACTAGGATATAGTGAATTAATATCCATAGATCCTATCCAATCATGCAATCCTTTTTTAGGATATGCCACATAGGCACCCGCGGCTGTTGTATCTCCTAGTGCATCTCTAGTAACTCTATTAGGAACTACAAAGCCACGCCTGTGTGCTTCATTTATAATTGCTTGTTCTGTAACCGCCACCGCACCCATAGTAGTGGGTAGCAAAACCGTATTTGCATGAGCAAGTTCATTTGCAAGGTCAATAAACCTTAGTTTTTTGTCCAACTTGTCCAGTAGTGCAACGTCTTGTCTGTTGTATTCGATAAACGTTCGGAAGTCATTGTTATAAAGTTGATCGAGGGTACCTTCATAAACAGTTTTCTTTTCGCCGACTTCCATTTCACCAATGGCATCAAGTCTATAAGTGTGTCTTTCTTCATATGTGTATTTACGATAAAGTTCTAAACTATCTAAATGCTGTCTGCCTATTAGGTCATAGGTTTCCTGCTCTCTTCCAAACTTTTCATAAGTTCTTTTCTTTGGATATTGATCCCATAAACAAAAACGTCTTGTGTCTTCTTTAGAAAGCACTCTTGTAATTCTATTCACTGTATAAGGAATATCATAACCTTCACTGTTCCAACCACTTATTATATCTGCATCTTGAATAAGATCTAAGAAAGTATTAAGCATTTCTGCTTCGCTTGAAAATAAATGTGTGTTTGGGAAGTCTTTACATTGTTCTTTTGCTTCTTCCATTGTAAGTGTCTTAGGAGGAAGTGCAAGTGTTACAAGACTATCTAACCATTGTAAGTGTACAGTAATTGCAGTAATTGGAGTAAAAGGATCTTCAGGTGAACTGTAACCACGTTCAGGATCAAAATCAACTTCAATATCAAAAAATGCTTTGTTTAGATTAGGCGCATCTTTACCTAAATAATTTTCTTCAAGCAGTCTGTATACAGGATTAATATCTGCTTCAAACAAACCACGATGTTTATTAATTTTTTGTTCTTTTAAAAAGTCTTTCCAACTTTTGCATACAACTCTTGTGCATGAATCACCAAACGTGGACTTGTACTTACCACGTGGGTCTTTGTAATACATCACATATCTAACAGGAAAGTCTTTGAATTCACGTTGTCCGTTTACACGTTCAACAACTTTAATTATATCTTTGTCTCTATCCCAAAGGGCGTCTACGTAACTCATCTATTCTCCATTTGTCACTTCCGGCTGACAATACCAAAATAAGTCGCTTATGGCCGACTGTACCTTCATCACATATAGTTATCACTAACTAATCCAACTATATAAATTATTGTAAGGCCTGCATTTAAAACAATCAAGGATTTTTCTTTCCAAAGATAGCCTATCAATACCCAACCTAAATTAGAAACTGTAAAAGCATAACTGTACCAAGGATACATATTAAAAGCGGCCATTGTTGCCGCAAGTATCAAAGTTATAGTAAAAAACCAAGCCAATGGTTGGTATGGTTTACTTTTTACGTTTTCTTCTGCCTTTTTTCTTTTTTGGTTCTTCTTTAATGCCATTTTCTTGCCTCCATTTTTCCTTAAGTTCAGCATCAGTCCAATGTGGTCGCATATCTAAACCACCTGCTCCTTGTGCCGCTCCCGGTGGAACAATCTCTATTTTACCACCCTTCTTAAGGAACTCTTTCATCTTTTTATCTAATTCTGCCTGTTGTGCCTCTTTGTCTTCGTACTCATTATTTGCCGTATAGTTTCTACGAATGTCTATTGCCATAAATCTCCTAAGTTTCTATAGTATAGCATTTGTAAATTAAATTGTCAACCTATTTGGCGAAAAAATCCTCTGCGTTTTGTGCCTTGTCATCTACCCATATATCATATACAGGTTTCTTCATTGCAAGTGTTGTATACTTGACACCCCATTTTGCAAATTGTTCTTTGGTGTGTACTGCCCAGTTAATTCCGGAGTTTCCTCCTCTTGCAGTCCAATAATGTATTTCATGGCCTTCATCATAAAGGTCATTCATTTTTTGTATTCGTTCTTTGATTGGTTTACTATTTTCGTAATCACTGCCTTTAGTTTTACAAATAGTTCCATCTATATCTACTACATATTTCATAAAAATAATCGCCATAGTGCAATAGTGTTCATAGCAGTAAACCATGTAGTCAACACCATTACCCAGGCCGCCTTTCTATAGTACGCACCAAAAAAACCAGTAACACTTCCTACCCAATAAAAAGGAATAAAAAGATCTGGTCTTGGTGTAAGTACCGTGTAAGTTAAAATTGCACTTCCAATAATAACAGTAATTGCACTTATCATTTCTAGATAAAATGCAATTGGATTAGAATTATAACTTTCTTTAAAAAAGTTAGTAAGTTTGCTCAACTACTTGTCCTTACCAACTGTAACAATGATTGTTTCAAGATCATCAAAATCGCTTGAAACTTCTCCCCAATTAGATTTATGTGCAATACTAATTGCTTTGTTAATCAAACTAGGCTTTACATCTAGTTCTTCTGATACTGCTTTTACAGTATCTCTTAGACCTTCTTTTAGATCTGTTACTTCTTGCATTACGTTTGCACCATCATTAATAACTTGCATCAATTTGGCTTTTTCTTCTGCACCGAAAACTTTTCCACTCATGTGAATCTCCTTTGTTAATTAATGTATTATACTTAATTAAAACTTATTTGTCAAGACCTGTTTTAGGTTTGGTTTCTTTTAATTCGTATTGCCAAGTTGTTCCGTCACCGTGATTCGCTGACCATTTTGGATTATCTTCAACTGAAAATACTTTTGTGCTTACTCTGAAGTCTGCTTGTTTAGTTTCTGAACTTATTAAACTTTGTTCGAACCATTTCATTCTGTTATTTGGTTGTGCGGCAAATTGTCCGTTATCTAATTTCATTATGTTAAACGATTTGTGTTCATTTGGCGTTTCACTTAAAGTTGTGTTAAGTTCGTTTGGATCTGAATGACATGAATCTATTGTAAACATATATTCGCCGTGGTGTAAAGTTTTGTCTTTTCCGAAAAATGCACATCGTACACCTGCAAGTGTTTGTTTCTCAATTACAGTTATGTGATATGAAAAGGCATCCCATATTTCTAAAGTATCTAAAGGTAATAAATTATCCGGGTCTTTTTTCCAAACATAAGCACTTAATGGCAGTTTATCATACAGTGAACCATACTCTGTAAGTAATGATTCAATCCATAGTGCTTTACCTTTTAAACTTTTTACACTTACCCATATAGCATCTACATACTCGCCTTCACCTAGTAAATGATTGGGATTTTTAGGATCAGGAGTCAGATCATATAAGTATTCTTTTCTTACGAAACATTCTACCGGCGGTATGTTAGCAACTAGATATGACATAATACTCCTTGTTCTAGAGTATTTATTCTATGCTAGTTTTTCTTGCTGTTTGTTGGGAGATATTTTTTACTGAAATTACCCTTGTGTAACTTGGCTTTCGGAACCTTTAAATTTTTCTTTCCGTAAATATCACCAACCTTATGCGTGTAACTAGGGTTGTGTGGGTCAAGTCCGTAGAAGTAATCTAGTTCCTTAATTTTCATTAGATAGAAAGTTCAGGTGCTTTAGGATCGTTAGGTATGTTAGTTGGATTAGTAGGTGTTTTTCCACGGTTTTGTAACATATGAATCATAGCATCTATATCCTGTTTTTCTTTGCCTGTGGCCATTTTAGATATTGCTTGTAGCATAGGTAAAAGCATATCTTTGATTTTATCTGCATTACCCGGATTGCTTTTAAGCATAGGATTTTTTTCTATAATATCTAAGAACATACTCAGAGCCTGATCAGCGGGTAACGTTCCTTGTTTTTGTTTTTGTGAAATAAGTTTTAGTTGATTTGCGTTTTCTTCTAATCCTTCGCCCATAACAAATTTTTTAAGTCTTTGAATAATACCTGCTGTGTCTTTTTGTTTTGGTGTGTCTGTTTTCTTTTGAGTACCAAACTGATTAGCCATTGATTGTGCTACTGCATTCCATTTTTTAGGATCTACATAATTATCATGAATGGCTTCTCCAAGATCTGCTAACTTCATTTTTTGTCCTTTTCTACTGCTTCAAGTATTTCTTGGAACAATGTCATATTCTTTTTACTTTCTTTAATTACTGCTTTATTAGGATTAGCAGGATTAAGCATTTCAAATATTCCTTTAAGAGCAGATTCTATTTTATCTAATCTTGCTTCTATATCTTTCATATCTGCTGAACTGTTGCTTGTAACTTCTTTAGATTTTGTAGGAGGTGTAACACCTGCAAGTGCAGACATATCATCAACTGCTATATCATCAACACCAGCAACAAATTCATCTGTGCTTTCTATTTGAGGTTTTTCAAAAGCGAAATCTTCCTTCTTTTTTACAGCAGGTCCGTCTACAGATAAACCTTCATTCACAATTCCTAATTGATTAAATCTATTTAAAATTTTATGTAAGTCAGCCATGTTAGTCCTTATTTGTTTTTGTTTTTCTTTTTACGTCCTGCACAATGCGCCTTTTGAGAAAACCCTTTTGGATTTTGGCAGTTGATTGACTTTTTATATTTCTTACTCCAGGCTTCATTGTGAATTTCATAATACCTCATTTTTAGTCACAGTGTTTACAACTACATCCTGTACATACATCGTTAGGACAAGTTGGACATTCAGTTGTGCAGTGGCATTCGCAACCGCATTTAATACATTTACACTTTTCCATTAT